ACTTCACTTTCAAGTTCAGCGTATGCCAAACCACCTTGATAATATACAGGGCAGTAATAATCGTAACCACTAACATACCTTTTAATGATTTTAATTTCAGGTTCTTTACCGTTACCAAATCCAAATGATGCTATCCTTTTAGGTTCATCACTTCTTTTAAGATTTGCCCAGTCGTGGAAGTAATAGTATGCTTCTATTTCACCATCCTTATTACAACGTTCTGCACGTAAGGTCTGCCTTGGAAAGTGTTCAGATTTAACTACCTTACCATCTTTGTATAATACTTGGAATGAACCTTCACCTAATAGTTTTAAATCAAGTGCTATTTTACGCAAACAACCATCAGAAAAGATAGAACGCAATGCTGCATATTCATTTGTTTTTCTACTACTGTCTAAAGCATCTAAACCTTTACCGTAAATCATATTAGTAACACCATTTATAATAGCGTTATTGGTTGTTGATTCTGTGTAAAGTTTAATTAGGTAAGTGTAGTAGTCGTTATCTTCGCCATAGTTTACCCACTCACGATTCTTATCTTCGCTGATCTGGGGTCTATTATATGAAGCTAAATTAACTATATGTAGGTTATCCATTATAATGTAATAAATTCGTTAGTGCTGGCATTCGTTATATACTCACCGCTGTTTATTGTATACTGTGGTAAGTCAGTTTGGTTTGTACAAAAAGCCTTGTCTTTAAAAATTACTTCTGTACCGTCCTTAATTGTTATGTTGTATGTAATATCTTGCTTTACTGGAAATACTGCGTTATACGTGCTGTAATAAAGTAATTCGGCTATTGCAGTTGTATCTACGTTGTACACTTCTTTGTTTTGTGTCTCGTCTACTATCGTAACGTTATAACTAGTGTTGCTTGTAAACTTTCTAGGTATAAAATTTATTGTTTGCGTTGATGCGCTTTCTTGTAGTACTATCATACATATACAATAATATTATCTGTTTTTTGTTATTATTAAACCATAAAAAAAAGGGGCGAAATGCCCCCTTAATTCATCAAAATGAAACTCGGTTTATGAGTTTGTTCCTTCTGTTACTGTTACCGTAGCACTACTCATTCCTGCGAATGGATCAGCAGCTGTCGGTGCGTTAACAAAGTTAGCAGGTTTTACTTCCTGTGCGTTTAGCGTTAGGGTATATCCTGATAGGTCAGCCATTGCAGCACCTGTTGAAACAGTTCCACCAGTTACTTCTGCACCGTGTTGTAAGCCCATAACAAATACATTACCGTTATAATCTTCAACAGCTACGTGCGGACGTCCGTAAGCCAATAGTTTTAGTTCTTTGTTATCTTCTTTACTTAGTTTTTTCAAAGTAAGCGTTAAGGTTTGATCAAAGAAAGTAGTTCCGTTTTCACGGCTTGAAGTAATAGCTTGTTCAAAGCTACTATTTCCTTTTAATTCGTATTTAAAAGCAGTAAAAGTTCCTGTTAAATCAGTAATCTCATCATCTGTTTCTGTTACCGTTCCGTAATCTCCGAAATCAGTAAAGTAAACAGCTTTAAGACCACCAACCGTATCCTTACAAGGTTCTTTTCTACCTAGTGTTAATGTACAGCTCATAGTTTTTTATATTAAAAAAGGGTAGATAGGCACAAATTGGCTTACCTACCCTTTAAGTTAGTTAATTAGTTATTAAGAGTATAATACGATTTCAGAACCGATTCCGTACTGTACACCAGCTGTAAATCTCATCACAACTCTTACATTCTGTGAGCCATCAATGTCAGCCATATCAATTACTTTAACTTCGTTTTGATCAGATAAAAGACCTGTTCCGAAGAATAAGTTAGATTTTTCTGCAGCTACCATAGTATTGTCAGGTAATCCGTTTGCTACTGCAATCTTAACACCATCAAAAGTTAATGCTTGACCACTAAACCATTGTGTTCCTTTATCATCTGTACCAGCGTTTGAAGTTGCTGCTACTGAGAAACCACCTAATGCTCTTACGTATGCTCTAGCAACGTTTTGAGAAACATAGATTAGCATATCTTCTGAAGAATATAGGTTTGAACTAATAGAATCTACTACAGAACCTAATTGAGCAATAATATTAGTAGCGTTAATTCCACCACCAACTGCAGCGATATCTACTACATCTGCATCTGCTAGCATTAGTTCTTTAAAACCTGCAAATTCACCGTTAGTTGCTGCTGCTCCATTCCAGATACTTTGTTCTGTTTTTTGAGCTACTTTAGCTGCTACGTGACCAATTAAAAAGTCTGCAAAAGAAGTAGGTAGGTTCTGGTGTGCGCTATATCCCATAGAGATTGCATCCCAGTCATTTTGAAAATCCTTTTTACATAATTGTAGATTCACTTGCTGATAGTCAGGCTGAATGATACGTTCTGTAAGTGTGATTGTAGAAGTTGCATCAAAGTCACAAGTAGAATCTTTTACAAGACCATCTGTTGCTACTTTCTTAATTACTTCTTTAAATTTAATGTTTGGTTTTACGGTAATTAAACCGTTGTCCAAAGTTGTACCACTTAAAAGTGCTGCAGAGATATACTGTCCTGCAAATTCCCCTGCGTAAGTAGTAGTTATTGATGTTGTTGTTGCCATTTTTTATTTATTTAAAATTTGATATTCTATTCATCACTTTATCCAAAGTGTTTCCATTTCTTTTTTGTGAATAAAGGTTTGTGTTATTTTTAGTTTCACTTTCAGGATTATGAGATACTTTTTCTACTTCACTCATTTCTTCTTTTTCAGCGTAAACTGTTTTAGTAGTTGTTTCTTCTGATTTAACAGAATTTTCAGCCACAGGCTCTTCAGCCATTTCTTCTTCTTTAGGGTCTAGCAATGCTTTAATTTCTTCAACCATTGTTTTAACTTCTTGAAGTTCTTCTTTAGTAGCGTAACCCATTTCTTCTTTAGGTTCATCTTCCGCTTCAACTTCTTCTTCAGCAGGTTCAACTGCACCAATAGAAGCTATAATTCCTTCTTCTTCTACAATTAGAGTTTCACCATCTACAAGTTTATATTCACCGATAGGAAGGGCTACACGCTCATCTTCTGTTACGATAAATACTTCACTACCTTCTGCAAAAGATTCACTCTCAATGATAGTACCATTTTCAAGTTCAGCTTGTGCTAACTTAACCTCAACTGATGCTTCTACACCGATGAGTTTTTTTACTTCGTTTAACATATCTGTTGCTTTCATATTTATACAATAAAATTAATATTAGGTTGTTATATTTTTATGGTGCATCTGTTACTAATGATGATCCTGTGAATCCAAACGCTGTAAAGTCTGCATTACCAACTGAATCTGTTATAGTAGTAACCGAACTAGTGGGTTGAATGATATGAGCAGGAGCTGGGGTTAATAAACTTAAATCCTGTGTTGCACCTGAGTTGTATATAGTCGCTAGATTTGCAGATTGATCTGAATCCCATATAGCAACTTGATGTACTGAAGCACCTTTTAAGAAGTTTGCCGAATTGTGGCTACCTATCTTAAATGTCTCATCTACTATAGCACCACTATAACCAGCACCACCAGCTTGTAGTTGTGTAATACCATTTGCTCCGTTTATTTTAAAGCCGAATGCTGAAGCACCACCGTTTGCATTTATTGTGTCAGCACCAGTATAAGTAACTAAGATGTGATTCCAAGAACCAGTAGTAAAATTACCTAAACCAAAGTAAGCTATAAAATCTGTTCCATCACCAAATCTAAACAATACGTTACCACCATTAAACTGGTTTATCTGTATAGTACCTTTAGTAGTTAAATTATCCCCACCGTAGTAGAATAAAGCCTGTGAAGTAGTATCCGTTGATGGTTTAACCCACATTGATATAGTCCAAGCATCCGAAGCACCTGTTCCGTTAGCTGCCCTTTGTAGTGCGGTTACGTTTGATGCATTGGCTGTAAGGAAAGCAACTGAATTACTGGCAGGAAATAATAATGAATTACTACTAGTTACTTCTGTTATTGTAATTGTTACCGTAAAGTCTACAGTTCCACCTATTGCATTACCTGCTTTGCAATTAACTACAATGGTATCGGCTGATGTTCCTGTAAATGCTGGTGCAGTTCCGCTTAATACACCTGAAGTTTGGTTTAATGTTATCCAACTTGGTGCATCTGATTCTGCAAATTGATTTACTACGTTATCTGATGTTATTATTTGGAAGTTTAATGCTCCTGCTTCCGCTATTGAAACAGTTTGATTAGCTGCCGTAGGTTGGAAACTTGGTAAAGGTTGTGATCCTTGACCTATTACCTGCTTAGTTATGTTTGGTAAGTCTACATAGTTAGTATTCCCATTAGCCCCAAAGTATAAGTAGATATCACTACCATCAGGATGTACTGCTGAAGAAGCTACTAATTCATTGTAAGTCTCACTCCATATCTGTAAAGTGTTATCTGTTAAATATCTTAAACTGAACAAACCTTGCATAGTTCCAGATCCGCCTTGTCTCCAAGAATCAATAGAACCACCACCAGCTGTAAAGTATCTACTTGAAGATGTATTATGATTCCAGTTTATATCAGCTATAATAGATTCGTTAGTTTGGTATTTGAATGAAGTTGATAACTGATCTTCAGCTGTAGCAACACCAGTACTATTACCAGTATAGTCTATTCCAAAAGTTTCACCACCACCTTGTTTATTTAAAGGAATCATAAATTGCTCTCCTGGTGATAAAGCTAAATTTCTTTTTAATACAGTATGGTTTAATACGCCATTCAATACACCTGCTTCTACGTTATTGAAGTCGTGTACAATGTCCCATAAGTAACTAGAACTACTAATTATACCATTAGGCAATACACCATTAGTCCAAGTGTGCATTTGTAGGTTGAATGAATTTACACTTAAAGGTATTGCGGTTTTAGCTATTTCAATTTCAGCACCAGTACTAATATCCATTAATTGTAAGTGTCCATCTAAATGAAATCTAAGGCTTAAAGCATCACCAGTACCTACTAAGTATTTACTTCCGTTAGTAGTAGTGGTAAGTGTGCTATTAGTACCAGTTGTCCAACCACCTGCATAAGTAAAGTTAGTACCCCAATTTGAAGCAGTAATAGAACCACCATTATAAGGCGTTGCAGATTCTGCACCATCCCATATAC